GTCTTTGGGTCGCGAAAAGTGTAAGCGTTTATTTTTTTAGCTTGTTTAGGTATATCTGATACAGATAATACCTTTATTATGTCGTTGTCTGCGACAAATGTTTGTGAGTTATTCACGGTTTTTTTTTTGTTCTAGGTGTTTGCATCTCAATTAGAGATTGTAGTTCATTGCCGATATATTCGCCAATTTGACCTAGAATTTCTGTCATACCGGTTTTATTTTGAGTGTATGCAGTGGTTTGTAATGTACTGGCTATTTGTGCGGCTTGTAAAGCAGAGCTTACGCCGGCGGCCATTACGTTTTGTTGTGCCGCCATAGCACCAGATGATGTTGCGCCAGATGGAGAGCTTGCCTCTTTTGAGCCAGCTAGTATTGGGTTTATTCCGGCCTTTTTGAGATCTGCCATTCGGCGTTGTACGGCCGTGTTGGACATACGCGATTGGTAGTCCATTTGTTTCTGGTTTTGGACTTTTTGAAAGTCCATTTGCTTTTGTGCTTGTGCGGCGGATGCTACGTTTGCATCTTTTTGGCCTTTATAGCCTAGCCATCCGCCTAATGTTGCGCCTATGCCTTCCCACATTAGAAGTGTGTGCCTCCGGGTACGGAGTTTACTGGCATAGGTCGTGTGCATCGTAATTTGAACAGTGAGTCAAATATAAATTGTGGTTCTGTTGCGACTGCTAGAGTACGTTGTACATTGGCTTTGCCTTGTTGTATCCATGATTGTCCTAGAACAGGCAGAGCGCTGTATTCTTGGGCGTAGTGCCAAGATTCTAGTGATGTTGTTGCGTTTGAGCGAAAGCGTCCGGTTACGGAGCTTGGTTTGTAGCGATACTCTGCGTATCTTTCTTGGTAGCCGAATACTCCGGCGTCGTTGGCAGAGCCATCGGCGTATATTTCTTTGTTGAGTACGGCTTGTTCGCCTATTGTTGAGAGTGTTGGCCAGTAGTAATCGTAGATTGTGTCACGACTGAACATTCTGTTTAAGCCTTGTTGGTAAGTTAGATCTGTACGGACTGAAACTAATCCCATAAGGATTGAGTGTTCAGTGAATGATTTTGTAAATGAGTGTCCGGTTAGTACAGTGGTACCTATCGCGGCTAGGTTAGCCTGTGGTGATGTAGAATCAGTTGCAGAGGTTTGTGCAACTGGTGAAATGTTTACTGGTGAGCTTCCGCCGCCACAGTATTCTGGGCGTTGGAGTCTTGCGTCTGGTGAAGTTACGTTAAAGTGTCCTTTTATTACCTCGATGTATCGAGAACCAGATCGCGCTTGTTTCTCTAAGAATTTTTGTGTTGCGAATGCTAATCTTAATTGGTTTATTGTTGCTGACGTTGCATCAGTTAGATCTGCGGCCATATTTGCGCCGTCACCAGAGGTTGGTATTACAGCACCAGAGATGGTGCCATAGGTTGGTATTGTATAAAAATTATCGTTAGCGTCTCTTTCGTATCCGACATAGCCGTCCATATCGCCGTAACCAGGTAGTGTAGCCCATTTAACTGGAGCTGTAGTGCCTAGTGGTATTGTTACGTCTGCGCCTTTTTGGGGCCATGGTAGTGATGATGTGAAATAGTCATGGCGTTTGCCGCGGTTTAGAACTAGTTGATTAGTTGTTGTATCGTTGCCACTTGCAGTAGAGACTACTGCGAATTTTTGTAAGTTTTCATCTCGGAACCAGTCGTTCCAGATGAGGTTGTATGCTCGGTGCCATAGTGCAGAGAATTGTATGTTGGCGTGTTTAGTAGGTATTCCGAAGTAGTCGGATAGTGTGCCTTCCAGTTCACCACCAGCTGGTGCTGTTATTGTTGGTGGTACTGGTGTTGCTGCTGTGAAATCGGGTGTTTCATCTAGGCGTGCTGAGCCAGATGCTGTGTATGTTTTTGTTTCTCCCATAAATTCTTCAAAGTCGTCCCATACAAGTCTGACGGGTACGCTGAAGAAATGGGAGTCCATGAATGCGTTGTCCATGGTTGGGTGTATTGGTGTTGCTAATCGGGAGAATGCTGTCATATTGCAGCTGAATGTGTCTCCCGGTAGTGCTTCGTCGACGTATACGGGGATTAGTTCCCCGGCGTCGAATGTTGTTTTGAGTCCGTGTGATCTGTCGAATGTAGATCGTTGTATGTCTGCGTGTGGTACTTCTGTGAATTGGTGCGATGAGGCGGAGCCTATACGCGTGTTTCCTTTGTGTGGATTGTTCATATAAACTCCGTTTATTGTTAAGATTTAGTAGATTGTACTATATGTTCGTGTGCGCCGGCAAGTTTTTTTGGATCGTGTGTTTTAAACACGCCGGTCGTTGTTTCAAATGAGCCTAATGCCCAGAGGGAATAATCCTCCGGATTTTTTGCTATTTGTGTGTCGTCGTTTGCCATATTGGCAAATTGGCGTAGTGCCATTGCGTCGTTTTCCATTGAGTATGGATGGTGGTATGCTTCGTGTACGTTGTCGAAGATTGTGTATTGACATAGTTTCATAGTTTTCCTCTTTTGTATAAGCTCATTCGAGCTTGATGATTGCGCTTTGCTTGTGCTAGCGCTTGTGGTGTACGTAAGTGTGCAGTTTGTTGCATAGCTTTAGTACGGTTTTCTTTTATTTGCTCCATTTGGAGCGGATTTTGTTCTTGAAACAAGTTGTCATAGTATTTTGGTGGGCGCATTTCTTTGCCGTTTATGTGTATGTTGTCGGACGGGTATACGTCCTTTTTGTGTTTGGCGAACCAGAGTCCGGCTATGCCCGGACGCCGGCTCATGGTCGCGTATTCTTGTGGTAGTACCCAAGTTTCACCTGTGGTTTTATCTATTCTGCGATAGTGATCTTCTTTTTGTTTACCATTTATTTTTTTTTGGACGTAGCCAGCTACATAGCTGGCTGATTGAAAGGTTACGTCTCCTATTGAGACGTGTCCTTTACCCCAGAGTTTTTTTAGTGTGTCTGAGGTTGTTAAATTTTTTTGTCCGTGTATTGGTTTTCTATCGTTAAAGTTTGTGTTGAATAGTATTGCGTGGTAGTGGGGACGGCCGAATTTTTCGCCGTATTCCCCACAGTGAAAGAATCTAATAGGATTCTTTGTGTTTGCTTTTTTGTTTTTTCTGAGACGTTTCATGAAATCCTGAAAGTCTTTTTTAACCAGTTGATTGTGTTCGGGGAGGTTTTGATCGTTGTATGTGAGAGTTATGAATATATTGTTGAGCCATAGTGATGCCTCGTGTATGTTACGCATCGCCCATTGGCGTGCGTATTCTTGTCTGCAACCAGTACACTGTTTGCATGATACAGTTAGTTTTATTCCGTTGGACTCTTGGTAAGTCCACGTGATTCCGCCACCTATTTTATGGTAGGCGGTTATTGGATGGAAGCATGGCATAGTATGTTTCCTCGGTTATTATAGGCGTATTCCGCCTCTTAGTGGTTTAGTTCCGCGCATAGAGTTTTTGCGGTTTGTTTTTGCAGCTGTTCTTGAGAATAGCTTTTTAGATTTTGAATAATTCATTTTTTTTGGTTTTCTCATTGTTATTACTCCTTTTGTTTTTCTGGTTATTTTACGACTGAGGTGTCAGTCGTTACAGTTGTATCAAGTAGCAACTGTTTCTGACGCGCCGGTATCCGGCTTGTCGGACGGAATATCGATTAGATCACTACGTGACTTCATCGATTTTCCATCTAGTTCTTGTAGAGCTGGGTCTAAAGACCTTTTTGGGGCGTTAGCTAAGCCCATTTCTACTAATTGATCCATATTTTTTGGGTCTTCTGCGAATTGTAGGAATTTGAAGGGTTTGTTATCGAATTGTGCCTTGACAGGGTCTGGCAATTCTTCGAATAACGTTTTTGCGTTTGCAAGTTGATTTTGTACTTCTTGAAAGTTGTGTTCGGAGACGTCTCCGTATTGTGGATCGTTATTAGTAGAGGTTGGTAGTATTCCTGTTTCCATGAATTGTGCGAGTATTTTATTTATATCGCATGTTTCTGCATGATGTTGTTCGGTGAGACCGTCATCATTGTGCAGTTCTGAGTAGTTTTCGTTGCCTGTGTTATAGGCCGTGCGAAATTTTTGTTTTTTAGTTGTCATAGTTATCTCCTAGAGTGTGGTTTCTGATAAATCTGTTTGCGTGTTCTGGGTTTGTATGCTTTTCCAGAACGTAGGCCTGTATTAACAGTCCCTGCTATTACGTTAGGTGCTTTTATTGGATTTGTATCCATTATGTCTTGTATACCATCGATGATGCCATCGAACATTGGGAATTTTTGGTTACGGTTGTACCAGCCATCCCAAAGGTCGTTTACGCCTTGCCACATGTCGCCGGGTATTTGAGATTTCTCGGCGTTGGGTCTGAGTATTTGGTTTTCGTATTCTATTTTTTGTAATTGAGCGGCGTTTAATGCTGAATTCATTGCTGCTTGTGCTTTGTTTCCGACAGGTGCCATTGAACCTGCGGATGTTGCTCCAGATGGAGAGCTGGCTTCTTTTGAGCCAGCTAATATTGGGTTTATTCCGGCCTTTTTAAGGTCTGCCATTCGGCGTTGGACGGCCGTATTGGACATACGTGATTGGTAGTCCATTTGTTTTTGGTTTTGGACTTTTTGAAAGTCCATTTGCTTTTGTGCTTGTGCGGCGGATGCGACATTAGTGTCTTTTTGGCCTTTATAGCCAAATAATCCG